TATATTAGAATATTATAACATAATTTATAAGGAGAAACAATAAAATGGCTGAAAAATTAGTATCACCTGGTGTGTTTACAAGAGAAAACGATTTATCATTCATCGCACAAGGTGTAGGTGAAATTGGGGCAGCAATCGTAGGACCTTTCAAACAAGGACCAGCATTCAAACCAACAATCATAACAACACAATCTGAATTAACAGATGTGTTCGGTGCCGCTGATGGTACATATTACACAGAATTAACTGCTCAAAATTATTTGAGAGAAGCTGGTGTAGTAACAATTTGTAGAGTAGCAGGTATCGGTGGATACGCCGATACAGATGCAGTATATTTATTAGCAGAAACATCAGGTAGTGGTTCTAAAATCATAGGTACTTTATTTGGTACTGAAACTCCATTAGATACAAATAACTTTACGTCTAGTACGAATGGTAACTTTGTAATAGATGGTTTTTCTGCATCAGTAGTAGCATCTTCAACTGCATCTATTGATGATGTATTTGGTGTATCTCCAAAAGGAACTAAAGGTGTTTACACACATACTTTCTTTGAGAATCATGGTTTAGTTATCAATAGTACTACAACTATAACAGCACTTAGCCAAACACAAGATTTTTCTACACAAGTTGGATATAATGGTGATGCACAAACTGCACTTACTCCATATATTCAATCTCAATTAATTGCAGGTGACAGATATGATTTATTCAAATTTGAAACATTAGCAGATGGTAACGCAGAAAATAAAAGATTCAAAATTTCTATTGGAAACGTTAAAGCAGCGGGTGATATTAATGGTTCTGATTATGGTTCATTCTCAGTTTATGTAAGAGCATATAACGATAGTGATAGAAGACAAACGGTATTAGAGCAATATAACAATGTAACATTAGATCCAGCAGCTACTAATTACATCGCAAGAGTAATTGGTGATGGTAAAACTACAATTGATAGTAATGGTAAAATAACTATGACTGGTGATTGGGGTAATAAATCTAAATACATTAGAGTTGAAATGGCAGAAGCAAGTGATGCAAATCCTGTTGTAGCAGTTCCATTTGGACATGGTGCATATACAAATCCATTCGCAACAGATGATGATGATAACTTAGTTCCAGCAGTAACATATACAACTGGTTCAAAAGATTCAGCAACTAAGTTTAGTGGTATTGATTTTGAAGGAAACGCAGATAATGCATTTTACTTACAACCAATTCCTAGATATGCAGCAACTGGTGCTAACGTAGCATTTGGTTTAGATGCACAAGTTGGTTTATCACTAACTTCAAATGCAAGTGCAGCTGAAATTACAAAAAGACAATTTACAATTGCATTCCAAGGTGGGTTTGATGGTTTAAATCCAACAACTCCTTCTTATAAAGGAAATGATATTGTAGGTACTAACTCACAAGGATTTAACTTAAGTGGTGCAAGTGCAAGTGGTAGTGTAGCATATAAGAGATGTTTAGATGCATTATCAAACGTAGATGAGTGGGATATTAACTTATTAGTATTACCTGGTGTAAACTATAACGATCATCCTTATGTATCTCAATTAGGTATTGACCTTTGTGAAAACAGAGCAGATGCTTTCTATATTATGGATGCAGCTGGACAAGGTGCTAACATTGATGCAACAGTATCAGCAGTACAACCATTAGATACAAACTACGCGGGTGTTTACTATCCTTGGGTTAAGACAATTGATATCAACACAAACAAATTAATCGCAGTTCCACCTTCAGTAATTATGCCAGCTGTTTTTGCAAACAATGACAGATTAGCAGCTGAGTGGTTCGCACCAGCAGGTTTGAATAGAGGTGGTTTAATGGGTGCAGTAGCGGTAACTAATAGATTGACTCACGCAGAAAGAGATGAATTATACGAAGGTAGAGTAAATCCAATCGCACAATTCCCTGGACAAGGTATTAGTGCTTACGGACAAAAAACTTTGCAAGCTAAGCCTTCAGCTTTAGATAGAATCAATGTAAGAAGATTGTTAATCACAGTTAAGAAATACATCGCTTCTACAAGTAGATACTTAGTGTTCGAACAAAATACAACTGATACAAGAAATAAATTCTTAAACGCTGTTAACCCTTACTTAGAGGGAATCCAACAGAAGCAAGGTTTATACGCTTTCAAAGTTGTAATGGATGAAACAAATAACACTCCAGATGTAATTGATAGAAACATTATGAAAGGTGCTATCTTCTTACAACCAACTAAGACAGCTGAATTCATTCAAATCGATTTCAACATCTTACCAACTGGGGCAAGTTTTAACGCATAATTAAAAAAAGAAATACTTATAATAAGTAAAGGAGAATAAACAATGGCTGACGTACTATCATTTGATAAGATATTTTATACCAACTTTGAACCAAAGTTAGCGAACCGTTTTATAATGGAAATTGATGGTATTCCATCTTTCATGGTAAAAACTGCAAACAGACCTAAAATCGAAAGTGAAGTAGTAGAATTAGATCATATCAACTTAAAGAGAAAAATTAAAGGAAAATCTAATTGGACAGATATTACAATCACTATGTATGATCCAATTGTACCGAGTGGTGCACAATCGGTAATGGAGTGGATTAGAAGTTCACATGAATCTATTACTGGTAGAGATGGTTATGCAGATTTCTACAAAAAGAATATCGATTTCTATATGTTAGGACCTGTTGGTGATAAAGTAGAACAATGGAAATTAGTTGGAGCATTTATTTCTTCAGCTGAGTTCGGAGATGTAGACTGGAGTTCAAATGAACCAGTTATGATTACATTAACAATCACTTACGATTACGCAATCTTAGAATTCTAATCTAAAGAAAATTATAAAGAAAGGGAAGCAATTATTTGTTTCCCTTTTTTATTTTCATTATATTTATATATACAAATATATAGTTATGACATCGAAAGAATTTACAATTTGGTTAAAAGGATTTACGGAAGGAGTACATGAATATAATATTACTCCAAAACAATGGGATTTATTAAAAGAAAAATTGGAACAAGTTAAGGATGAAGAACGAATAGGAACTCCGATTGGTGTAGGTGGATGGGGAACACCAAACGGAACAATAACAACTACACCTGGTAGCGGTTTTGTCACAATTGCAAATCCTAATATAGCATCTTTTAATCCATCAACATCAACTACATATGGGTATCCTAGTGGTTCTGCATGGAGTTATACAACTACACAAACGGATGATGATTTAAAATCAAAAAAATAAAAAATAAATAGTTATATAAAACAAACAAAAAGTTATTATGGAAGAAAACGTACAAATACAAAGAGGAGCAGTTCCAACACAACCTCAACAACAAACCGCAAAAACATTTGAGTTTCCAACACAGGTAATTAGTTTACCATCAGAAGGAAAGGTTTATGCAGCATCAAATCCATTAAGTAGTGGTAAATTAGAAATTAAATACTTAACGGCAAAAGAAGAAGATATCTTAGCAGATACTAATTTAATTAATAAAGGAATAGTATTAGATAAGTTATTAGAATCAATTGTAGTTCAACAAGATGTTAATGCAGATGATTTAATAGTGGGAGATAAGAATGCTATTTATTTAGCAGCAAGAGTATTAGGATATGGTCCAGAATATGATGTAGAAATTACAGACCCTTTTAGTGGTGAAAGACAAAAAGTAACTATTGATTTAACAGCGGTTCAAACGAAAGATGTTGATTATAGTTTATTATCACCAAATAATAGATATGATTTCACATTACCGAGTGGTAAAACACTTACTTTTAAATTTTTAACTCATAAAGACGAGAAAGATATTAATAATGATATCAAAGCTATGGAAAGATTGAGTAAAGGTAAAGTTAATACAAGTGAAGTAACAACGAGATTAAAGTATATGATTGTAGCCGTTGATGGAAATAGTGATAGAAGTTATGTTAATAACTGGGTTGTAAATCAATTTTTGGCAAAAGATGTAAAAGCATTTAGAGCATACGTAAGAAGTATATCACCTGATTTAAATATGAAATTTGATTTTACATCAGAAATTACAGGCGAAACGGAGGCGCTAGATATCCCATTTGGGGTTGACTTTTTTTACCCTTCCGCCTAATTACAAAAAACAGATATACGATGAAATTTTTTTTATCGTATTTCAAGGTGGTGGAGGATTTACGTTTGGTGATGTATATAATTTACCATTACACATTAGACGGATGTATCTTAACCAAATATTGGAAATTAAGAAAAAAGAACAAGAGCAAGTTAATAAAGCAAATAGTAAAGTTAGGAGAAGATAAACTCCTAACTTTTTGTTTTATATGATATTTATATAAAATCATGCAAACATATGGAAAATAAAAAAGAACAAATTTCGGAAGGGTTACTTACTAGTATAGTTGATAATTTTTTCAAATCATTACAAAAAGGTGTAGCAGATAGATATATCAAAGCAGCTGAAAAAGCTGGTATGCATCCTGAAGTTGCTAAGAAAATGGAAAAGATGAAAGATGATTGGAGTGAGTTTGATAAATACATGAAAAAATATCACGGTTAATAGATGGCCAAAGCAGCTGCAAATAATACCGAATCTACCGCGTTAGAAAATAAACGTAAAGAATTAATACAGAACATTTTAGAATTAAGAGAAGCTGAAAGAAAACTTCTTGTCGGACAAGAAGCTATTGTAAATAAAATAAAGGTTACTGAAAAGGATGTTCAAAAAAGTTTAGCTGCAAAAACTAAACAACTTAAAAAAATTGTTGAATTAGTTAATGCAGAAAACACAGCAATAAAAGACCAAATAACAAATTATGCTGAGGCTGAACGTAGTATTGCTAATTTGAATGATATACAAGGTGAATTAAAAGATGTATTAAAAGATGCAGTTGGATATGGTACTGAGTTTGCAAAAAGTATAGGACAAGCATCGGCACAAAATAAAGAAGCATTTAAAAATGCAGGAGCAGCCGCTTCCGCAGCAATTACATCGGTATCTCAATTAGCTGAATTAAACAATAAAGATAAAGCAGGAATTGCTGAAAAAAATCAAGAAATAAATAATTCATTGGCTGATTTAAGATCACAACTTGCATTAACTGAAGCAAAAGGTCAAGAACAAAATGCGATAGATAAACAAATGATTACCAATTTGATAAAACAAATTGATTTAATACAAGAAGCACAAGGAGAAGCTGGTAAGTTTGCAAATTTATCTAAAGAAACAAAAGAGTTATACCATGAATTACATGAAGGTATAGAAACTATAAATAAAGCTTTCAAAAAAGTAACAACAACAATTGAAGTATTTGCCAGTTCTGGTAAAAATATGGTTGGTATGTTGTTATTTGGTGCAGCAGAATTATCACATCATTTTGTACATTTAAATAAAGAATTAGGTGTTAGTATGACCCAAATGGTAGGTCTTAAAACACAGGCAACTTTATTAGGAGCAGTATTAGGTGAAGAATCGTCGCACGCGGTTATTGATTTAGCGAAAGATTTAGGAGATGCACATCACTTAACAACATCAATGGCAGTGGATGCTGCTTTAATGGCAGCAAACTATGGTTTGAGTGGACATGAAGTAGCATTTATGTCAACGGCTTTTGGTGAATTACAAGGATTAAGTTATGAAACTGGTAAGAATACCGGTGAATACGTAAAACAATTAGCATTAGCAAACTACGTAGCACCTGCACAAGTAATGAAAGATATTGCAGCAAACACAGAATTTTTTGCATTATTTAGTAAAGATGGTGGTAAAAATATTGGTGATGCGGCAGTAGCAGCGGCTAGATTGGGTGTAGGGTTAGAAACTGCCGGAAACATGGCTAACCATTTATTAGATTACCAATCATCCGTACAAGATGAAATGGAAGCATCTGTTTTATTAGGTAAAGATTTAAATTTGGGTAAGGCAAGAGAATTGGCATATAATAATGATATTGCAGGTGCTATGAAAGCGGCATTAGAAGCATCGGGTGGAATTGAAGCATATAGTAAAATGGATTATTACCAAAGACAAGCAATAGCAAAAGCATTGGGTGTATCAGCAGCAGAGATGCAACAAATGGTTGGACACCAAGAAACTTTAAATGGTATGCATGGTATTGGTAATCAGATGTATAGTAAGGGTAGTGAGATGTTAACTGCAATGGGTAATTCATTGACAGGTAAAATTCTAACGGGAATGTCTGCATTGGTTATGGGGGCAGGGCATCTTAACTTAGGACTTAATGCAATGGGAACATCATTAATGGGTTTATTAAATCCAATAAAAGCATTAGGTTCATTTGTTTGGTATTTGGCAATGGGACCATTTAGATTAATAAGTGCTACAATGGGTTTAATATTTCAAAAAATTGGTGCTAGTGCTTTTTTGACAAAAATATGGGGTGGATTTACCGGATTTGTAGCTAGAATGTTCCACAAACCTTTAATATCACTTATGTTAATTGGTGAAAGACTTAAACAATCTACTATATTAACTAAAATATGGGGAGCTGTAACTAATGTGGTAGGCGGCGCATTCAATAAAATTAAGATGGCCGGAACATGGATGATGAATACTATGTTTCCAAATTTAACTGCAAGAATGGCTGCATTAAAAGGAGTTGGTTCAATATTTGGTGGAGCAACAAAAGGTGCAGATGTAGCAGCTGCAGCAGGTAAAGGTGCAACTGCAGCAGCAGATGTAGCAGGTGCAGCAGGTGGTGTTGGTGGCACAACAAAAGGTGCAAAAGCCGCAAAGGGAATGAAAAATGCTGGAAAAGCAGCAAAGGTAGCAAAGGGTGCAAAGGTGGCAGGAAATGTAGCACAAGGGTCTAGTTTGATTCCTATGGCAGCGGGATTAACGGCAATGGGAACAGCAGCAGTAGCAGCGGGTGCCGCAAACTTAATATTAGCAGGTATAGGATTTACAGCTATGATACCTGGTTCAATAGGTATGTTCTTAATGAGTAAAATAAATTTAATAGCATTAGGTACTGGGTTAGTTGAATTAGCAGCAGGATTAACCGCAATGAGTGGAACATTTATGGGTTCATTAGCGGTAGCAGCAGCTGGTTTAGCATTTACATTAATGATACCTGGAGCATTGGGTATGATAATGTTTGCAGCAGCGGCAATTCCAACAGCAGCGGCATTGGGTGTACTTGGTACAGCATTAACTGCATTTGGTGCATTAGCTCCGGTTGCAGGTATTGGTGTTGTAATGATATTAGGATTAGCAGCAGCCTTTACATTATTTGGTGCAGGTGTTATGTATATTGGTGAAGGTATTAAATCAGTAATGCAAGGTCTTGGTTCTATGGTAGCAATACTTCCACAATTGGCAATCAATATGATGCAATTAACTTCAATGATACTTCCTATATTTGGATTAGCTGCAGCGATAACGGCATTAGCGGTATCATTAATCGCATTATCTGCAGCAAGTACATTAGCATTACCTGCATTAGCAGTTATGGGATTTGCGGCCGGTGCTGGAAATGCAATATTTGGTAGTGGTGGTGGAAGTAAAGATGATGAAATGATTACGTTATTACGTTCAATTGATAGTAAAATAGGTGGTGGTGTAGTTAAGATTGGTAGTAAAGAATTTAAAGAAGAAATTAATAAAGATACTAGAAATCAGGGTACAGGTAGATAATTATGGGAAAATCATTAAAAGAATTATTAGATACACATCCGTTTGAAAATGGATTAAACCCAAGAGGGGTTGGACCTGGTACAATTAAACCTGACCCATCGGATCGTTTTACAAATGATATTGATGATGCAAAAAAATGGTTAAAGGAAACTCCTAAACTATACGGAACAGATATTGTTCGTATAATGACACAAACCGATCCACATAGAACCAAACAAGGAATTAAAAAAGTAGCAGATAAAGTAGGTGGTGCAATTGGTGGTGGTGTTGGTAGAGCAATCGGTGGTGTAGTATCAAAGATAGCAGAATTTCATCCTAAATTTCCTGATGATTGGACAAATGATCCAGATGCACCAACTAAAATGGAAAATAATTTCTATGCAGGTTTGGTAAATGGTGATTATGCTAGAGGACGTTATTACAATGCATATCATAAAAATAGTAAATCTAAATTAGGACAATTTTTACAGGCTAATAAAACACCTGAGCAAGTTAAAAACGCAATTGTGCCGGCATTAAAAAGTGCAGCAGTAGCAGCGGCAGTAGGATTAGTAGTATTAGGTGCAAGTAAACTTTTTAGTAATAAAAATAAAAAGAAAGGTAAAGAAGGACCAGAAAAACCTACAAAGAAAGAAAAAAGAAATGTTGCCTTTTTTACAAAAGATAAATTTAATAAACCATACTTCCCTTCTACATTATTAATAAATGAAGGATTTGGTGAAAATGGATATGGTTTATCATTCCGCAATTACAGCAGATTATCACAAAGAAATGGTAACATTGGTACATTAAATTATTTAGAAAAGGATGGTGCAACTATCATAAAAGATATGGCACCCACTTTAGATGTAAGTCAATTTAGTGATATTGATAAAGAAAAGGGTATAAGTGATTATTACGCTCAAATATTTAAAAATAATACACCACAAACTAGGAACGAAGGTAATGTAATAGTTTCAGCTACTATGTTCCAAAACAATTATCAGCCGGCAAATAAATTAGATTTTATTGATCCGGTTAATGGTGGAACATATTTAACAGATAGAAGTGCGTATGCAAGTGGTAGATCAGTTGATGATAAAGTACAAAATTATTCTAGATTTGTAGATGCAGACGGAAATGCATTTATAGCATTTGGACAAAGAAATGCAGATGGTTCATTTAGTAATAATGATATTAGTAAATTAGCAAGTTTAAACCAAAGATATGGTGTTAGTAATACTAATTTATTAAGTATAAAAGCATCCAACGAAAGTGATACATTAAGATTAGATACATTAGGTGACCCATTGGATGCAAATGGAAATTTTTATGCATGGCAATCATTTGGAAGTACTTACTCTAAAGATTTTATTACCGATAGAAAAAATTCAATATTTGGTAGTGGTGAAAATTATTCAAATGAAATAAAAGAAGATAATGTTATTACCATAAATGGTGGATTATCACAAAAGTTTGGTGCAAGTGATACTAATTTATTAGAATTAGTAATACCAAATACATCAAAACCAAATGATTACGAAGTAAGAAAAGTAGGAAGTGATGAATGGGTAGCAAATGGTAAAGCAGGAACTGATTATGTTTATGATAGAAGTGATATTAATATTTTAAATATTACAACCGAAGAAACAAGTAGATTTTTAAGTGGTAGTATTGGACCTAATGCAAAATTACAATTAGGATATGGTGATAAAAACGTAGAAACACAAATAGGACAACAATTTGGAGATGCATTTATTTCAGTAGATGTAGATACTACAACTGAAGGAAAATATCAATTTCCATATAGAAAAGTTGATGGAACGGATACTTTTGCAAATGGGAATACAAAAGCAGAACCAGTTAGTAAACAGGTTTTAAATATTACAACCGAAGAAAAAAGTAGATTTTTTTCACAAACGGTTATTAATGGTGCAGATACCGAATTAATAAAAGGATATGGTGGTAAAGATGTAGAAACTGAATTAGGACAGCAATTTGGAGATGCGTTTATTTCGGTAGATGTAGATACAACAAATGAAAGACAATATCAATTTCCATACAAACGAATTGGTGGATTAGACACGGTTGCAAGGTGGAATACAAAGGCAGAACCATTTAGTAAAAACGTTGATGAGATATT